ATTGACAAGCCATAGAGTCTCAACTCCCGGATTTGTGACCTGTAACGTATCTAAGTAGATGAGATTACTTGGGGCCGTTGCATAGGCCTCAATAATTGCATCCGAGAGCTTTTGATTTGTGGACATTTAGAGACGTCCAAATTGTACCGGAGCGGCGACGACCTGATTGTATGTGGTCGACGGAGTCGTGCCAGTAGCAAAACCATAGAGTCCTGATCCCGCTGACAGGACGCGGCCTTGATTCGTCCGCCAAGTAAACCCCGGGACGCTACCGGGATCGACACAAGCGGAAACGTCAACGATCTTCTCATTCACATCCCGGGGAGCCCAGCACAGCGTTTGCCACGAAAGGACGTTAGCCGCCACGGAACCGACACCGAGAACACCGTCGATATTGTTTCCGCATACCCACACTGTACCGTCGTTCATGATGGCGCAGGATGAGTGGTTCCCGTTATATCCGGCGATACAAAGGTCCAGGAGACCGGCGTGGTTCGCTATCAAAGTCGCCAGTGTAGGGAGGGCAACAGGGGTCTTGTTATTTGCGACGGACACTCCCTCCCCGAATGTTCCGTCCACGTTATATCCGGTAGCATACCAAGCCCCGAGAGTCGTCCGGAAAAAGACCGAGACCTTATCCGTGCCACCGATACGCACGAGGTTGACACTCGTACCGAGAGGGTTCACCTGAACGAATGAGGTCTTATTAAGCAGGTCATTCGCCCCGAGTTGTCCTACGCCGTTGTATCCAGCTCCCATGAGTGCCACATACGTGTTGAGGGTACTTGTCTCCAAGGTCCAGAGGGCGAGGGTTGTGTTCCAAGCTCCTCCGGATACATCGAAGTCCGTGACACTCGTGCGAATCTGTGTGAGGTTCGGGACAGCACCCGCTCCACCTGTTCCAAGCTGCCCGGTAGTATTGTACCCACCGCCCGCCCAAAGAGTGCCGTCTGTGAAAAGGATATAGATATTCCCGGTGACGTCACAGCGCACCTTCTGGACGATCTTTCCGTTCCAGGAAGGGAAGTTATCACTAATCTTCACCGGAGTATTTTGATCATGAACGAATCCGGAGCTATAGGGCGAGTTCGTTGGGTTAGTGGTCACAACCCAGATACCTTGATTGGAATCCACAAAGACTCCCGTGCTCTCCACGTTCGCCACAACGGTGGAGTCCTGCATATCCATCATCGTGATGTGAGCATTCGCGTGTGCGTTGTCCGTATCGTCGAAGTAGATAGGCATGAACTGACTTTGCGTCTTGTCCACCCCGGAACCGAAAAGCGGTTTGACTCCTTGTCCCACCCCTCCGGCGACGTACACGAGACCGTCCGTCGTGAGAATACAAGTTGCCGCGCCTAGCATTACAACCTGTTTCACACAACCTCCCTCGGTAAGGAGGTTCCCTAAGACTAAGTTCGGAACACTACGATCGGGTTGCTGCTGGAACAAGCCAATCCTAGGGTAGTAGGATTGCGAGCCGTTGACTCCGGCCCCAAGCGTTCCAAGTTTCCCTTGATAACCCCATGACACGAAGCGCGCCGGATTGTGGCCAATCACTCCATTTGACCCAATTCCGACACAGTGACGCGAGGTATTTGTGAGAGCCGTCCGTTTGTTCACTCCATCGACAAGATCTCTAGCATAGAAACTGGCGAGGTCCGGAGAAAAAGAAGCAACACCGTTCTCCACAACGTATCGGTATGTCGCGGAGTTTGGGTTCGCCGTGGCAAAGTCTGTAGCTGGTTTCAACGTATCCGCGGCGTGTACGGAGTGGTCAGCCCCATCTCCGACGTAGTCAACCGCGGACATCAATCCTCCAAGGTTGGCTTCCATCGCAGTCACAGCCGCAACAGCCGCAGCCGCAGAGTTGGCCGCCGCCATGATCGGATGAATGGTCCAAGAACCAGCAGCGACATTCGGGGCGTAGTAGATGTCCTTTGTGTCAAGTTGAATCATCAACTGGCCAATCTGAGCCGGGGCCAAGTTCACACGAGCAGCGTCATTTGCCGCTACGGCAACAAACCCCTCAGCATAGGCCTGAGTTAATGCTTCGGCCAGACTGGCGATAGCTGTCGCGAGTGAAGGAACGGCACCTCCCTCGGTCTGGACTTCTGTGCCGTTTGGACCATGAACGACTTGATGGAAGAGTCCGCTATCAGTGGTCAACTGAGCGACCGTCTGGTTGATTTGGTCAGCTGTAGTAGGCATTAGTTCAACTGTTGTGGCAGAGTTACGTGCACGAGTGTATGGAGTCCGCTAAGAGCGTCAATAAGATTCTGTTGATCGGCAAGTCCGCCCGTTGCGAGGATAAAGTCAAGCGTTGTCTGATCCATTATCGGGCGCGACAGGATGTCCAACGTCGCTGTGATAGTCCAATAGCTGACATCCTCGTACTGCTGCTTAAACGCACCATTCTGAAAGCGTGCCTGACAGGTCACGACTCCCATCCCTCCCAAAGGAATTTGGATCATAAACCAGTCACTTCCTAAGTTGAGATAGTAGTTATGGAACGCAGCGAAGATACCGAACTCGTCGTCCGAGAGCTCCCAAGTACAATCAACGCTGAACATCTCAACGCTGAACCGGCGCCTTTGACGGATCGTACCGGAATCCATCGCGGTACGGACAGTGTTTGCTTGTTGCGTACCAGAATAAGAAACTGAAGAGACCTGTGGAATTACGGACTCGTCAGGCCAAACTTCAAGGGTAGAATTATCTTGTGGCATTACTGATTGTTCCTCCGGAGCCCGTATGTCTTCTCATTCGCTCGTGTAAAGTTACCCCCGCCTCGTACTACTTCGGCGGCGAGCTCGTTCTTCGTGTCCTCTTTGTTCCGGGCAAGCAACGGCTTGAGAATCATAGTGAGTTCCCCGTGCGAGACTCCGGTTTCCACAGTGGCAGGGGCTCCATGATTATGGACGGTTACGGTGTGGACGCCTCCGTTCATACCGTTCAAAGCGTTGGCTGTGTTCGCGGCAGATGTTACAACCGCTGGACCTTGAACGAACTCAGGACCGGCCTCGCCTACTATACCATACTTGCCGGGAGGAATGTATCCGCCCGTTGCGAAGGCACCGGAGTAGTTTGTGGAGGCGATCTTCGCGATCTGTGCAGCACCCATAGCCAAGGCGATCGCGGCCTCTACTCCGCCAAGTACCTCGCCCCCATAGGGACCGCCGGCGTTTAACCCGTTGTCATAAGCAGTGACAGCGGACTCGCACATTTTGATCGTTGCACTCGCAATGGAGAGGGCCTTGGACGCCTCGAAACCCTTCTTACCAAAGAGACTTGTGATCTGTGCCATCGCCTCGAAGCCACTAGATGCTGTATCAAGGAGCGTCTTTTGCTTGTTAATCTCAATCTTTAAGGTATCCGCGGCTTCTTCCTTGTTTAGCTGCGCGATTAGCTTATTACGTGCCTCGTAGGTTAGTTGCGTATCGGAGAGAATAAACTGTCGAAGCGTATTGTAGTTATCCTTTGTCACGGATAACTCGTCCTTCATCGAATCGGCAAGGGCCTCGAGAATCAAGGTCTTTTTCTCCTGCTCCGTCTTCGTTGTGTCAGCGAGGATGACTTCTTCCCGCTGCTTAAAGGATTTATCGACGAAGGTGTTCTGATCCGTCAGGGCCTTCTCGAGATCAGAGGTCTCTTGCTTGAGGATCTGTTGTTGAAGCTTCTGTTGTGCCTGTGCATCCTTGTCATCAACTCCGAGGCCAGAGTCGCCCTTAGCAAACTGTCCGAGTCCGCTCTTGGATACATTGATCGGGGGCTGGCTGTAGCGATTATTCTCGGCATCCCTTTGTGCCTTATCGGCTTGTGCCTTCGAAGCATTTAGTTGATCAAAGACGGATTGGGAATCACCCGGCTCTTCTCCAGATAAAGGATCAGTGTCACCAGCTGGTTGATTTACATCAACTCCGTTCACCATCCTTGGAGTCCATGGATGTTTCGCGTACTTCGCTTGAATACTCTCGTTACGCGTATCTGACGCTGCTGCATCACCATCCTGTAAATACTGCCAGAAGTTTCCAACCTCTTCTCCCAGCTTCTCGAATTCGTTCTTAGTCTTATCCGCCCAATCCGTAATCTTAATCGAGACGAGATCCAGAGCGGCCTTAGAATACTCGGGGAGGTATTTCCACAGGTCGGCCCAATCGACATCCGTTAGATTGAGTTCATGCTCAATCCACTCCGTTAAATGAGAGACAGAGTGCTCTACATTGAGCAATGACTCGCAAATATTGTCCGTCGCCCATTTCCAACGCTCGGTATAGTTCTGAACTTCCCAAGTGATCTTCCCAGAGGCGAGGTTGTCGTCCAGTTCTTGGAGGAGGCTGTTAATCTCCTTCATCCCGCTGGTCAGTTCGGCCCCGACTTCGCCCTTGGAGAGATCCAGCCACATCTGATCCCAAAGATTCTTGAAGAGGCCAATTTGACCGGAGAGTGTATCCATCTGCCGACCCATCGCCCCGGCAAAGTTTACATTACCGATCTTGAGCAGATATTCCTCAACGGCCTTGCCAGTATTCTCAAGGACCGTTCGCTGCCCTTGGAAAGTAGCTATCAACTCGTCACCCTGTGCCTTAATACGGATACCGTAATTGAGCAGTCCGCGGTACTGTCCCTCAGCCGCACGAGCGGCGGAATTAACTACGTCCTCAAGTGTGTGACCTGTCGCAGCCGCTATATTCCCGTATGAAGTAAGTGCCTGCTCGGACGGATCAAGACCGACGTTGACCAATCGGATGAACGCGGCCGTAATAGACTCGACCGTGTTCGGAGTCTGTGTGGAATACTGTAGGAGAAGCTGCCACGCTGTATTTGCCTTCTCCTGTGAACCCGTAACAGTTGTGAGCTGAACATTTAAGTCCTGATACTCCCGTGTAGCTTGAACAAGCTGGGCACCTACGTATTCGATCGCCTGGACAGCTTTATTGAAGACATAATCCAAGGAGGCAAATCCCATAAGGCCTCCCATGAGACCCCCTGCAGCCTTCGTCGCCGAGTTAATCTTTCCCTCTAGATAGTCTAGTTGGGAGTTGACATCATCGACCCCCTTGGATGTCACCTCAAGGACTAGCCGCTCTATTTCGGTCATTGTAGATCTTCCAGTACGTATTATCTAGCATCCGAATTAAGTCAAACTCGAACGCTGTCAGATCGTTCCCCGTCATCTCTACCCAAGCTTTAATCTCTTGGCAAGTGAGGCGCTCTCCGGTTCTCACGTCTTGATACCAGAACCATACATGCCCGACCTCGGGAGGTAACGGTAAAGGTATCAGTTTTTCGTGGCGCTTCTTTAGTGTCTTGGAGACTTGCTCGAGGTTCTGGCGTTCGGTAGTGACGTTCTTTGGGTCAAGGGGATTCAGTGGGAGACTGAGGCCGATTTCTCTTTCTGCGTAGGCTCGGAGGGCTTCGGCCAACTCCCGGCGAACCTTTCCCGTTTTCCCGCGAATGTATCCACCTGATCAGCGACATAAGGAGCCTCAGTGAATAGTTGCAGGACACTCTCAGGAGTGCAATCTTCGGAAAAAGACCAGCTCGCTACGAGGGCCGAGGTCATCTTCTTCTGCTCCGTTTCAATGAAGAGTTGATACTCCTCCGACTCAATGGAAGCGGAACCTTTCTCTTCCCGGAACTTGATGATAGCCCGACGAAAGAGACGTTGAGCATTCCGGTACGCGGACGCATCAACTCCGCGAATGATCATGTATTCTCCACAGGGGGCTCCATCGGGGCCGAGGACTTCCATCTTTTGGCCTTGATCAGAGCCTTCCCTTGTGGCAAGGATTTTGAACGATTTTTTAGACATGGTTATGGGTTATTGAGCTTTCTTCATGAGCGCGACAGCCTCCGAAAGATGTTCCGGAGTGTAACCGTCGCGTAAAATCTTTGCCTGGAGCTTCGCCCGCTCCGCGTCCAGCCAATTCCGGCTAAATGGCTTCTTTGCTGACTCAGGAGGATTCAAGAAAGAATCCACGGACTGCCAGCCGTCGATGTCAGTAAGGAATAGCTCAATCTTCACCTGCGTAAGCTTACTGGCGTCCATCTGAGACATGACCACAGCCAGGGCCGCAGAATCTCCCGCGAGCGCCGCCAGCACCTTTGCTGACTGCGGAAGGCTCATGGTGGCAACCAAAGCCGAAATGGCCGTTGGGCTGTGCTGTAGCGCGCCTACGGTGTCTGCTATTTGCGTGGTCGATAGTTGGGCGACGAAAGCAGAAAATGCGGTTGGGTTCTTCATCACTTCGACTGTGACGCTGGCGAGTTGATCGGTTGTAAGTTGGGCCACGAGGGCAGAGAGCGCCGATGGGTTGCCGAAAACGGACAAGACCACATTAGCTATTTCGCCCGTGGTAAGTTGAGCAACGAGCGCCTGAATTTTGGACGGGCTTGGCGCGGTCGAAGCGAGTACGGCGATGAGGTCAACCGCAATGGGTTTCAGCGTCCATACCGTCTGGACGGGTGCAACAACGGCAACGGGTGCCGTCGCTGTCGGCGTGATGGTTGTAACGGGCGCTGTGTCTTCGTCGGCATCGTCCGCGTGAAGTACGGACGATGCCACGAAGAGCGCCGCCAGGATGACGGCTGATTTCATTTAGTTGGCCTGCAATTCAGCGATGGTGAACGCCTGCCCCTGGCTCTGCGCGCTTACGAACGCATTGGCGCGCACAAGGTTTGTGTCGATGTTCCTAAGCCACTGCGCAACGAAGGCCGTAGCCGTGTTGAGCTCCGTTCCGGAGGGTGCGGTTGCGAAGGCATTAACGGCGACCTTGAGCGCCGTAACGCTGTCGGGCGCATTGAGGGCATTGATGTCCACAGAGTCTCCCAGGAACGTAACCTTGGGGACCGTGACACTCGCAATCGGGTTGGTTCCCTGGCCGTCCTTCTGATACTGGATAAACGCATTGGCCCGCACAAGGTTGGTGTCCAGCGCACGGAAGGCGCTAGATACGGCGTCAATGCCGGTTTGCGTATGCTGGAAGTCCTCGACGATATACACCAGCTTTGCCCAGGCAAGCGCATCGGAGGCGCGAAGCGCAACCTTGCACTGGAATGTGAGCAACACGGCCTGTGATCCGTTCCACCCGAGAACCGGGGCAACGGTCGCAATCGCGCTGGCGTAGTCGCCGTTTTGATACTGTGCCTGTCCCTGCTGATAGACGATGCTCGCGTAATACTGCTTCGCCGAAAGCGCTTGAGACGCACCGAACGTGGTAGAGCTAAGAAGCGGCTGGAGGTATGCCACTTTGTCAGCGAGTACCGGCGTAGCATCCGTCTTATACTTTACGGCAGACCAATACAGGATTGAGATTACATTGGGATCGGTTATCGTCCCCGAAAGGGTAGGATCGGCTAGCACCTGCGCATCAAACTGCGGGAAGGCATTCAGAAGGTGAATCACGGGCCGCGCGTTGAGAATGAAGAACACGGCATGGCCATCCGCGGAGGCATCCGCCGTGCCGCTAGCCAGGATGGCGTTGGCGATCTGGAGCCGCTGAGGGACCGACAACTTGGGATCGTTGTAAGTGCCGGTGCGTGGGTCCGGGGTCGGCGATGCTACGGGCGTAGGAGAAGGCGCGGGAATGGTGACTTGAGCTTGTGAGTTACCCGTGAGCGCAATCAAACTCAAGATCGCGGCGGCCATTAGGGTTTGTGTTTTGTGCATAAATCAGTTATCGAGTTGCTTCCACGCGCTTCCATTCCATCCCCAGAAATGATGATCCGAAGTGTTGTCGCAATATATGGTTCCGATTGTCGGCGATGACGGCGCTCCTTGCGGGGCGAATACAATCGCTTTAGCAGTGATGATTCCGGTGGCAGTATCAACGGAGGCCGTAGCCGGGTAATTGAAGTAAATATGTGAGCCGGTCCAAGTTAGTATGGGGGTAATTCCATCTTCGGCCAGGAGTTGCCGGTGTACGGGGTCAATCGCAATCTTGCCATGAACCTTGCCCGTGTTGTCGAGGATTCCGCCCGGCAGAGACAAGGCGCCATCGCCCCAGGTCATCAGCCAGTTATCGCCCGAGAGCGCCAGGCAGCCGCCGATTTGAAGCACAGGACTTGTGCCCGTGGTTTCGAGACCGGCAGTAACCAGCATGAGCGGGGAGGATGCCATTTCGCCGCCAGCCGTGCCGCTGCGCGATAGAGTGACCGCAGGGGAGTTGAAATGCGTGTCCTGGTTGAAGATGCCAGCCGACGCGCCAGACTGAGAGTAGCCGACAAATGGAGCGTCCTGTAAGCCGGAAGAATGAAATATCTTCTGGCCTTCAACTTGCTGTGTGATCGTTCCCGTTGTGAGAGGTGCCTGAGACGTCGGAGCCGGATTCTGTGCGAGCGCCGCTGTGGAAAGCGACACAATGAATAGGAGTAGATACTTTTTCATGAGAAGTTAAATTACCCAATGGCCATCGAGCTTGTGCCAGTTGACACCGTCGAACCGCAAGGTAAGGAGGAAGCTCGAAGAAGGAGCCCCGGCCGCGCTGATCGTCTGGAGCAGAGTGCCCTCCGCACTCGTGTCATACACGTTCACAGTCGCGTTGCCACCATCCTCGGAGTCGATTGGCATATACATCAGTGCACCAGCTTGGGCATTCGTCCCATTCACGATGACGTCCTGATTATACGCTCCTGGACCTTGCATGGCCTCGAAGGGCTGGATATATTGCAGGAAAGAGGCCGCGGGGGCTACCTGATAGGATGCTCCACCCTCAACAGGGAATTGGACCGCGGGGGCCGCAGCACCATCTCCCGGATCACCACCACCGATGCCGCCACCAACACCTTCACCGGAGGCAACACGTTGAATCGTCAGGGCGTCCGGCGTATCGGCACCGAGTTCATAGATAGCCGAGAAGGGCCACGTGATCGTGATATCGTTGTCACCCTTGGCATCTGTCTGACCGCCCGTTGCGAGGATACTCGGGAGAGTGAAGACATAGGAGTTCCCGTAAAGATCCACGATGGTAAACTGGAGGGAACGCTTTACGGCACCATTAAATGCCAGAAGGAACGAGGAATCCGCGAAATAGAGTGTGAGTTGGCCTGTCACACGGGTCTTGGCGATCTTCGGCTGGTTCGTTCGGTCCTCGAAGAGAACGTAACGAGGCGTAATCCCGTTGTCCACAGTGAGTTGCAACGCGGTTACGACGCCGACCTCGACATCGTCTGCGAGAATCGATCCGGTAAAGGAATCAAAGCCCTTGTTCGCCGTGGTCTGGGTATAGGCACTGCCGGCGGCGAGGATCGGGTCGGCCATGTAATACTGGATCTCCCGTCCGACCATGCTGAAAGTCATCTTCGTGATGGTCTCAGGTGCCATCGCGAGGACCATCTTGCTCACCTCAGCTCCGAGAATCAGCTGGAACGGATAGGAGGCCGACGTTAAGTCCGTAAACTGACGCAGGACCGAGAAACTGCGACGGACAACACCGGGGACGATCTGGTGCGTGTCTGGATCCCATGTTCCGCACATACAGGCTTCGATAAAGTCGTCAAAGCCGCCGAAGGCAAGCTCATTCTCAATGTCCCCGGCGACCTGACGGTTGCCATGTCGGACATCCATGACCTGTCGGTTCGGGTTAATCGTTCCGGACTCGATCTTGCCTTTCGCAAGGGCAAGAGTGGTCCCCGTAATGAACTTGCGAATGAAGGACTGACCGGCGGGGAGAACGCCGTAATC